CCAACAGAACTGAAGCCACGAACTTACCGTCACCATCCTCACCCACAGCATTGATGTTGAAGAAGTAATCTTTGCCGTCTTTTTGGTAGTCCCAGTACCGGTCTTGCGCCCCGGTGGTGTTAGCCCACATTTGGTAAAGTTTGTCGAAAAACTCACGCTCATCCATTGTCAAACCCTTTCGTTCCGTTAATTCGATGATTCCGCTGGCAGCGGAACAAGCTAATAATCCGAACCGTAAAGCGAACCCCAGGAACGGCCACCGACCTCCGGGTCGGTACCGATATGCACACCCTTGAAGGTGGTTGCCATAAGCTCACCGATCCGTGTGGCACCCCATTCCGTTTTATCGGCGGGAACGGAAGCCAGGACTTCGTCGTGGATCGGCAACCTGAGGTACGGGGTGAACCCGGCCTCGTGTAGCCGCAGCAACCCCTGCGCGGTTATGTCACGTGACGTTGACTGCACCATGTAGTTCAGCGCGGAGTACGCACGCTCCGGATCGACCGGCAACCTCCGACCGAAATCGGTGGTGACGTACCCGTATGTGCGTGCCTGCTTCTGAAGGGATTGGGACAACTGCTTCACTTGCGGGTAGGACTGCTCGAACCCGGCCACCACAGCCCTCGCTGTGTCCAAGCTGATGCCGCACTGCTCCGCGATGTTGCGAGGCCCGGAACCGTACACGTAAGCGAAGTTCGTGGTCTTCCCGACCTTGCGGTCCACCCCCGCCGCGTCGGCGGTGAGTTGGTGAAGATCCGCGCCGGTCTTGAACGCCCGGATCATCGTCCGGTCACCGGACAGCGCCGCCAGCACACGAAGCTCTTGGGTCTGGTAGTCAACGGACACCATCCGGTGCCCTTCGTCAGCAACGAAGCAGCGCCGGATCAACCAGTCGCCAGCGGGGAGGGTTTGTGCGGGGATCCCGGTGATCGACATCCTCGCTGTGCGTGCCCGCAGAGGGTTGATTGATGCGTGGCACCGGCCGTCCGCATCCACACCGTTCAGGAACCCGTCCACCCATGTCGTCCTCCACTTCCTAGCTTTCTTCGCCTCGTACACCGCTTCCGCGAACGGGTCACCGTCAGCGATCAGCTTCTCCAACAGTTGCTTGTCCACTTTCCTGCGGCCCGAAGGTGTCCGCTCCGGGATACGCACGCCACGCGATTCGAGAACGTCAGCGACTTGCTCTGTGCTGTTGACGTTTTCGCATCCCATCTGTTTCGCCTGCCATTCGTACACCAGTTCCGCGTCGATGAGCTTCTCGCGTAGCTCTGCGCTGTAGTCCACGTCGAGGAGGAACCCGGTGCGCTCCATGTACGCGCACACAGCCGCTAACCGGTGTTCGTAGTCGATGAGCGTCACTGACTCTTTCGGCACCAGAGGGCGCAGTTTCAACGCCAACCTGGCGGCGAGGATGGTGTCCATCCCGGAGTACAGTTGGTAGTGCGGGTCATCGAACTCCACCAACTTCCACACTTCAGACTTGGTGGTTTTGTGTGCGCGAGCCAGGTCGGTCATCAATGTTTTGACACTGTCAGCGATTTCAGCGTCGATGTAGTGGCGGGTGAGGTCTTCCAGGGAGTGCCCTATCCCGCCTTCGTCTTTCCCTCGCGGGTCAACGAGATGCGCCAAGATCCGGGTGTCACGCACTTTCGGCCACAGGTCTTCCATCCGCACACCCAGGTGCCGGTCGAACACCTGGATGTCGTATGAGGCGTTCTGGAAGATCAGATAGTTGGTTTGTTTCAGTGCGTCACGGACGGTTTGCCGGAACGGCTCCCCGCGTTCGACGGGGATAACCCACGCTTCGGTGGTGTTACCGAATTGCACCACGCGCAGGTTATGTTCTTTTGAGTAGATGTTGAGGCCGGTGGTTTCGGAGTCACAAGCCAACCAGTTTTGGTTTTCGTAAAGAAACCCCCGGAAAACTTCGAGGTCTTCCTCGCGTTCAACGGCGTTGATGGTCACCGCTGATCCGCTGACTACGCGGCGAAGTTCTTTCACCTTCCTCCTCTTATGGACAAGGACGGCCCCAGCCCGAAGGCTGGGGCCGCCGTGTGTGATGTCCAGTTACAGCCAAACCGGATTCTCGTCAGAGCCGCGAGGAGGCATCCACGCCTTCCACGCCTTACCGGTCTTGGCGTTGACACCCGTCTTGTAAACCCAGTCCGGGCCGGGAGGCTCCGGGGTTCCTGCCGGGGCTTCCTGTCCGGGGCGGGTTGGTGCCCCGCCAACGGTTTTCGGCTTCTGCGGCGAGAACTCGCTGACCTTCTTGGCGAACAGGGTGTTAGCCTTAGCCACTACTTCGAACAGCTCCGCCAGTTTCCGTTTGGTTTCCGGGTTGGTGAGGTCAGCGTGGGCCTCATCAATGGAGCCGTACACCAGTGGAATCCAGGGCACGTCGTAACCTGGCCCGCCCTTGAGGGTTACTTTCGCCTTGCTGGTCCCATCCACTGCAACAGAGTTGGTTTTGGGCTTCCTTGCAGGCTTCGGGGCAGGCTCCTCGAAAGGGGTCGGCTCGTCGGCGTCTAGAGGTGCGTTCTCGAACGGATCGAAATCGGTCAATTTACTGATTACCTTTCGGTGATGTTTGCCCCACCACGGTTTGTGGAGAGGCCGGGTTAAACTTGTTATCGCACGGGGCAGGAGCCGTTAGCGCACTCCTCATCGACCCCATCAGCGATCTGCTTGGACTGAGCGGATTCGTACTCCCACCTGCTGATCCGCTCATACGGTGCCTGAGGCATCGACGCTTCCGGGAAAATCGTGGCCCCTTTAAGGTGACCGGCGAACACCCGCAACTGCTCCTCGACATGCTCAGGCTTGTACTGCAACGGATCGACATTCGCGGTGAAGCTCACAGCGTTGTCAGCCCAATACTGTTGGTACAGGCGTTGGAATGCGAGCATCTGCTGCAACGTCAGATCGTTCGCAGCCTCAACCAACTCCTCACCGTCAGGCCCGAAAATGTCTGTGACAGCCTGCACCAGAGTGTCTTTCGTCGGGAAAGACACCACCACCGTGTTGTCGGCGTACATGTCGTCCTCGACTTCGAAACCCTCCGCTTCGTACTTGTCCACCATGCTCATCTGTTCCGGATCGACCTTCGACAGTCGGACACGGCGGATGAAGTACCGGGCGAAAATCGGATGCACACCCTCAGACACACCGGACAGCTTGGCGATGGTGCCGGTAGGTGCAATCGTCCGCCGCTTGACGGGCACCGGGATGCGGAGGTCATGGCACAACTCAATGGCTGCCGCATCGACCGCCAAGGACATCTGCCTGAGCAGAGACTTGAACGAGTCATCCAGCGGTGCGTGGCTGTACTTCAGCCCAGTCATAGCGAGATAACTAGCGACACCGAAATGCCCGACACCGATCCGCCTGTTGCGGTCGAGAACCTCACGGGACTTCGGGTCACCGACTTCGCTGAACGTGGCGCGGATCAGGAACCGGGTCATGAGGATGTGCGCCTGGTACATGCTGAAGATGTCCACCCGTCCACGCTTGTCCACGAACCCGGCGAGGTTGACGTGCCCGAGGTTGCACGGCTCCCACGCTTGCAGCGTGATTTCCCCGCACGGGTTGGTGCATTCCACCCGGTTAGGCTCACCGACATTGGACAGGCTGGAGTCCCAGAAGCCCGGTTCCCCGTTGTTCACCATGCCGCGTGAGATAGCCTTCAACACCTTGGCAGCCGTCCAAGCGTGCCCCTGCTTCGCCTGGTACCAGAAGTCCTCATCGACTTCCACACTGATGTTGGTTGTCCAGTGCGACAGGCTTTCCTGCTTGATGTCGATGAAGGTTTCGATCTGGGGGTCAGCCCAGTGCATCATTGCCATGCGTGCGGATCGGCGCACACCACCGGCAACCACGCACTGTGCGATAGCGTGGTCGATTTCCATGGCCCCGATACCGTCCAGGTATGAGCCTGCGCGGGAACCCAACACACCAGATACTTCGATCAGCATCTTCGCCAACGGCACCGGGCCGGAAGCCCTACCACCGAACGTTTTCAGCTTCGCCCCGGCCGGACGTACACGCGACACGTCATACACCCGGTGGTAGTGAACATCTTCGTCCCGGTAGTGGGTGTCGATGAGGTCGGTGAGGGCGGCAGCCCACCCTTCCCGGCTGTCTTCGATCTGGAATGCGCCAGCCCAATCGGAGTCATAATCGATGGACAGCACACCGGCTTTCGCAAGCTCCGAATAGTCCGGGTGTTCCGGATCGCACACGATGTCCACTTTTAGTTCGTGCCGGATCGGCGGGTAGCCGGTCAGGTTGGAGTTGGAGTAGTTAGCTCCGACCCCGCCGCCCTCCATGAGCCTCATGAACGTGAACTCGAAGTGATCGGCAGGATTCGCAGTCCACCCAGCTACCCAACAGTTGAACAAATGCTGTGCGTTCTTCACGCCTGATGCCCATAGGTGCCTCCCTGCTGGCAGGATTTTGAAATCCAGCATCATGTCGATTAACTGCTGGCGTTCGTCGGGTAGTTGGAACCGTTCCGGCACGAGGGCGAGGTTGCCGTCTACGACTCGCTCCACTGTTTCCGGCCACGTTTCTTTTGTGCCGTCAGGTTTGACCCGGCTGTAGGTGCGCTCGTAGACAAGTTGGCCTGTCGGACCCCAGTTAATGTCAGTCAATTGTTGTATCCCTTTCTGTGTAATGCGTGTTGCGGGACGAACCACGCGGGGCGGTGCCCGTGTGGGTCGCGAACCCATTCGTCTTTCCGGGCCTCATGGCCCGAAATGAAACCGACCACAAGCAGCGACGGCGGTTTCCCTGTCACCAGGAAGTACCGTCTGTCCGGTGGATCGTTGTCCCGGACTATCAGTGAGCCGTCCAACCTGTCCGTTGACCTAACTTCGATATCCGGTGGGATATCGGGTTCATGGTGGAAGGTGTTTACTGACGGTGTCCAAAACAACCCCAGGTGTTTACAGACAGCCATTTCCCCGCACGCACCCAGGATTTCCTGCTGTATGCGGGTCAGATGGTCACGCTGATATGTGCTGGCGTGATTCAGGTTTGAATCGTTGGACACTGCCATGCGGATATTCGCCACATCCACGCAGGCTTTGAACTCCCACGGGTCGAGCGTCACCGCACTCATTTGGCGTACTCACCGCCGCAGTACATGACCAAGTCCTCTAAAGGCCACTGGTGCAGCAACATTGGTTTCTCGTGTGGGAACAGGTCCGGGAATAGGCAGGCCCGATACATTTCGGACCTGCCCATCCCGTTGAACACTGGGTCCATGATGTTGTCGCCACCCTCACCGGCCCCAAAGGCGTCCCACGGTGTCCAACCAGGGGGGGCGATTTCCAGGCTCATCGACTGGCACTCACTTTCGCCTGCGCCAGCAACCGATTAACCGCTTCGCTGCTCTCGTCATCCCAGTTCGCCTTCGACCGGTAGTGAGCTGCCGCAGCACTGACAGGCTTACGCTTCCCCG